GTACGGCAACAAAGACCGTGACGGTGACATAATCGAGCCTGGCGCATTTGGGCGCTATATCGAACAAGGTAATAGCAGCGTGCCGTTACTCATAGGACACGACCGAAAAAGCATTGCGGGTAAGCTCACGTTAGAGGATCGCGAGGAAGGGCTATTTGCGCGCGGCGCATTTAACTTGGAAACCGACACCGGCGCGGAAGCATACAGCAATTTGAAATTCGGGGCGATAACGAAAATGAGTGTCGGAATGCTGATACACGAATTTAGTATACGGGACGATGGCGGCTGGAATATCACGCAGGCGGAAGCGGTCGAGGGATCGCTTGTACCAGTGCCGGCGAATAACAGCGCCGCCATAATCGAAGTAAAGGAAGGGGAAAGTATGAAAGTGCTTGAACTCAAAGAAGAGCTTGACGCGCTGAAAAAGCAGATCAAGGCAATTAACAAACAGCTTGCGGCAGAGCCGGAAACGGACGAAGCGGCAGCGGAAACGGAATCGGTCGAAAAAGCGGCGCAGCTTGCAGAGGAAAAGCGCGAGCTTGAAAGCAAGGCGGCGCAGCTTGCAGAGGAAATCGAAAAGGAAGTCACGGACGCGCAGGAAGTGACGAAGGAAGCGGAACAGTCCGCGGGAAAGGAAATTAAGGCGATGATGGACAAAGATTATTTTGCAAGCGCTGAATGCGAAAAGGATTTTGCGGCGGCGCTTATCAAGGCAGCGGAAAAGCGCGGCGTGGTAACGATCGAAAGCGCATGGAAAGAATATCTTGCAACGGAAAAGGGGATCAGCAATCCGAGCGTGCTCTACCCGACCGCTATTGCAGAGGAAATCAAGGGGCGGCTTGATCTGGATAGCGGCGTGTACGGCACGTTCCGCAAGGCATACGGGATCACGGCATGGAAGGCGATAGTAGATACTGGCGATGGTGAAGCGCATATGTTCCAGGACGGATCGCCTAAGACGGACGAGCAGATCACGGCGTACGGCCGCGATATTACGTGCGATTACGTTTACAAGTATATCGAAATCCCCAAAAAGGTTCTGCGCGAGACGGCCACAACCGAAAGCGTACTGAACTACGTACTTACCGAACTTCCGAAAAAGGTCATTCGGTATATCGAAAAATGCGCAATAGTGGGCGTACCTGGTGATAACACCGGCGCGATTACGCCAATATCGACCGACACGGACACGCAGTTTGTTACACGCGTTGACCGCACGGCGGCCCAGGTCGCGGCGCTTGATCTGTTTACTGAGGTCACGGCAGCGCTTGCGAATATCACGAGCGAGGGAAAGAAATACCTTATCACCAGTAAGGCAATTTTCGCGCAATGGAAAGCGCAGAAAGACAGCGATGGACGTTTGCTTTATGCGCCTGGTTCTGACTATGCGGCACTCTTGGGCGTTGATGGAATCTTCACGCCGGACTGGATGCCCGCACCTGGAACACAGAATGATCCTATCTATGTTGTGTATTCGGGTGACGGCTACCTGATTATTGGTGACGACGCGATAGAATCTTACCGCGATTTCAAACTGGACTACAACCGCGAGCGGTTCCTCTCTGAAGTCTACGTAGGCGGCGCGGCGGTCGACCCGAAAACGGCATACGTGGCACGGCTTAACGGTTAGTGTCAAGTAAAAAAGGTTGACAGGTGACGAAATGGCCGAACATGTAATTGTAGTTGATGGACGCATTGTAATACCCGAACTTTACGCGGCGGGTGCGTATGACACGCCGACCGAAGCGAAGGAAGAGCATAGCGAGACCATACCCGCAAAAGAAAAGCGTAAGCGCGTTGCGAAGGTAACCGCGGAAGAGTAAAGCGAGAACATGGCCGTAATTGACGATATAAAAACAGCGCTTGAAATAACCGGCGCAGATTATGACGGACAGATTATCTTATATGCTAACCTGGCGGCGCGCATACTGCGCGCTAACGGGTTAGATATAGGCGAGCTTAGCGCGACTACGAGCAAGGAAGACTTGAGCGAGCAAGCGCAAGGGCTGTATGAAATAGTCATTGATTTTGTGTCGCATTACGCCATGATCCTACTTGACAAAGACGCGGTGAACCAGGCGAGTTATAAAGCGTGGTATGACGCGCACATTAACGAGTTGCTATATCTTATCAAGGTGAGCGTAGACAATGAAAGTGCGTAACAAAATTGCAACGCTGGCATATAGCACGCGGCAAGAGGTCGAGCCTGGCGTATGGGAAAACGTTGAAACGCTTGTGCCGGTTAAGTGCATAGAAGAGCAAGTCTACGCGCGGCGGCAGGATGAAGCGTTACTTAACGGCAAGCCCATAACGGCGCGCTTGCGGATACGTGATAATCTTGTGCCGGCAACCGGCCTTGACTATGTTTTATTCGCCGGCCTTAGATACAAGATACGCAACATTACGGCAAGCGTTACCAGTCATTATACGGTTATCGAGCTTGGGGAGCTTATATAATGCGAGCATTTACGAGGGCGGAAATACAGGCGGCGCTTGAAAGTAACCCGCTGGGGTGTCAAGTAAGTTATCTTGACAGGGAGCGTAACGCGGATAGTAACTATATAGTCTACTATCCGCAGAGCGCCGCCGGCCTGTATGCGGATGATCAAGGGCAAGCCCGCACGATTAACCTTGTAATCGTACACTTGCATAAGCGCAAGCTGGACAGTATAGACAGTTGGATTTTTGGCGCGCTGGGCGCGGTGTGCGTAAGCTACAACGTGTATGATCCCGATAATGACTGGTACAGCAGTAATTACACGCTCACAGTCTTTGCAAAAGGGGACTGGTAGCGGTGGCGAAAAAATACGAGCTGGGCAGCGCGATAACGCTTAAAGTCAAATTTGATGCAGACCCCGTAATGGCGGCGTTACTGGACACAGCAGAGCAAGCCGCGAACGAGCTTAAGAGCGCAAGCCCGAAGCGTACCGGCGTTTATGCGCAAGGCTGGACGGCAGCTGTTAAGACCCGCGGGCGTAGTGTCGTTGTAGTCAACCAGGGCAAGCAAGGCGGCATAAGTCACTTGCTGGAGTTTGGACACGGCAACCGTGACGGATCATTTGCGCCGGCCATTACGCACATTGCACCGGTAGCAGAAAAGTATCAAAAGATCGCTTTTCAGAACATAAAGAATTTATCAGTTAACCGTATGGTTGACGTTGATGTGTAAGTGTCAAGTAATACTACTTGACGGAAAGAACGAGGTGGAATAATGCCTTATGATGTAAGGGAAGTAACACACGGGGACGCATGGGCGGCATTCGCACCGCTTACAAATGGCGTACCTGGCGCTGCGGTAACGCTTACTGGCCTTAGGGCTGTGAGCATTGCGCCGGAAGAAAACGAAAGCACTTTTTATGCGGATAATGTTCCGCATATTACGCTTGCGGGATCGACGATCCACACGGGGACGATCACGCTGTATCAGATACCGCAGAGCTTTTTAACCGGCCACCTGGGCAAGAAGGTCAGCGAAAACGGCGGCCTGACTGATACCGGTATACGTGCGCCGTTCGCCTTGCAGTATGTCGAGACGGTGACTTCAGAAACCGGCGAAGAGTACCGCGTACTTCACGCATACTATTCTTGTACCGCCGGCGCGCCTACAAGCGAAAGCACCACGGACGAAGACGCGGTGACGCCGAAAGAATTTTCGATCCCGATCACCGCGAAAGCGAGCAGCGCAATTCTGGATGAAGACGGGAAGGGCGTTACACACTACGAGCTACGCGAAACGACCGCGGCCACAACCGCGATCATAAATGCAGCTATAAATGACGGCGTACTTATTACGCCGGATTACACCGCATAAACCAACAATTCACCGCGCATAACTCACGGTGTCTTGTCTCCTCTATCTCACACCATGCGGCGGCGGGTAAGTCTCCATTCCACCGCCGCCGCACCATGCTATATAGGGGAGAATAAAAAAATGGTGTCAAGTAGTACAACTTGACAGGTAGAGCAGTAGGAGGGAATGAAAATGTTTGTGGAGCTTGAAAGCGGCGAGAAAATCGAGCTTGCGCTTACGTTAAAGGGTATGCGCATTTTCGAAGAGTGCAGCGGCAAGAATTTTGAAAAAGAAAAAGCGGAAATCATAAAGCGCTTTACGGCGCTTAAGGACGCGACACAGGAAGAACTTATAGACGCGGCCTATGATTACGAACTACTTGACCGCGTGGCGGGAATGCTGGCGGCGATGTACCGCAAGGACGGCGAGCAGAGCGCGGCCACGTATGAGGAAGCACTTAATAGCGACTGGGTGTTAACGCTTGGCGGCGTGGCCGCGGTAAACATAATCATACAGGAAAGCGTGAAAAACGCTAAATGGCTTGAGAATATGACACACGGGAAAAAAAAAGAATCGGCCGCGTAATGTGGGCGCATGATCTGTACGGCCTACTGATCCGCGCGAAAATCTACGATCTGGCCACGGCGGAAGCCTGGCACATTAACACGCTGTACATGATCCTTGACAGGGCGAGCAGCAAGGACGGATATAAAGGACGCAGAGCGACTAATAGCGAGCTATACGCCGCGATGGTCGAGGGATAAGCAAAACGGCCATATATAGTCAAAATAACAAGGCTCAAAATTGAGTTTTAAGCGATTTTTTTTAAGATAAGGTATAACGGATAGACGCATGGCGGATTACAAAAGCCTGACAATAGAATTTTTGGCGGACACTTCGAAATTTTCGAACAGCGTCACCAGTTTAAACCGTACTCTTAAGGGACTTGAAGCCGAGGGCAAGAATCTTAAAGAGCAGCTTAAACTTGACCCGAAAAATCCTGAACTCATGGAAAAAGCGCTTAAGAACATGGAAGCGCAAATAGAAGCGTCACAGCAAAAGACGCAAAAGCTGAAAGACAAAATGGCGGAGCTTGGAGACATTGACCCGTCAAGCCCGCAATGGCAAACGCTCAATAAGCAAATCGAAGACAGCGAAGCAAAAACGAACCGGCTAAAGAATGAAATGTCGCAACTTGGAGACAGCACGGAAAAAAGCGGCGGCAAGTTTAGCGCGGCGGCGGTCGCGGTCGGAACCTTTATGGCGAACCTTGCGCAGCAGGCCATACAGGGCGCAATAGATAAGATCAAAGCGCTTGGCGAAGCAATCACCGACACCGCGAAATATGCCGATGATATAAACACGCTTAGTAAACAGACGGGCGTAAACACGGAGACATTACAGCAGCTAAGCGCCGCGCAAGACTTACTGGACGTGTCCACCGAAAGCGTGGCGCGCTCTATAAAGCGACTGGGCGCGAACATGATTGACGCGGAAGTTGGTAACGCCGCGCTAACGGCGGCCTACGAAGGGCTGGGCGTGTCGATCCGAAACGTTGACGGAACGATGAAGACGCAAGAACAAGTTTTTGCGGATGTGATGAACGCCGCCGCGGCAATGTCGAGCGAGCAGGAACGCAACGCCTATCTAAACGACATATTGGGCAAGTCTTATAGTGACATGCTGCCGCAGATCGAAGCAATGGCCGAAAGCGGGCAAACATGGAATGAAATCATAGCAGAGGGCAGCGAAAACGCCGTCATAATGTCCCAGGAAGAGCTTAACGCCATGAATGACGTTAACGACACTTTGGACAGGCTCAAGCAAACTTCGCAGGGTGTAGGCACGCAGTTTGCGCTTATGTTCCAGTCCGGAGACCAAGCGGGCTTTATCGCGCAGCTTGAT